GCAGAAGCACGTCACCAAGGCGATGGCCGAAGAGCGCGTAGTTGGCGATGCCTGGGTGTGGGTTGCCATCGACGCCGAGACCAAGCTCGTTCCCTGCTGGCTCGTCGGTACCCGCGATGCCGGCTGCGCCACGGAGTTTATCGCCGATCTGGAACGGCGCCTGACGAATCGCGTTCAGCTCACCACCGATGGCCATAAGGTCTATCTCAACGCCGTCATTGACGCCTTCGCCGACGACATCGACTACGCGCAACTTGTGAAGTACTTTGGCAACGAGCCGGAGGGCCACAAGCGCTACAGCCCAGCGATCTGCACCGGGTGCCAGAAGGTTCCCAGACTGGGCGAGCCCGAAGAAAAGTTCATCTCGACCAGCTATGTGGAGCGTCAGAATCTCACCATGCGGATGTCCATGCGCAGATTCACGCGCCTGACGAACGGCTTCTCTAAAAAGATCCAGAACCACGAAGCCGCGGTCGCACTCCACTACATGTACTACAACTTCGTGCGCATCCACCAGACGCTCAGGGTTACGCCAGCGATGGCAGCGGGAGTCTCAACTCACGTGTGGTCATGGTGGGAGGTTATAGCCGTGGCAGATGCGGAATCTGCGGCCCGGCGCGTTGCCGCCTAAACCTGATCGAACATTCCATCAGGGAAATCGGGAAGCTTCAATCTACGGGGAGAAAACCTCTTGACTTGCTTGTCTAAAAACTTTATCCCGGGTTCGGTTAACACTAGGGGCCTCTGTTTGGGCCGTAGTACAAGCATGATTAGCCGCCTGCCTACGCCAGGAGATCTTTCGGCCAGACACTTCGCCTCGTAAACCTGATAGACGGTGGCTTCGAATGTGTCCAAAGAATTTTGATTTCTGTGAAACAGTGCGGGCTCAGCAATCCCTGCCCCCGATCCCGCCACCGCGAAGTTGTCGGAGTACCAGACCTTTCCGAAGGATACTTTCACAATTGCTGGAATCAGCCTCTCCGGCTTACCTGGAACAGGGAGAAAGCCCGCGATCAGCAATTCGACGTCCGTCTGTTGGTTACGGATTTCCCAACAGAGGCTGCGGTACAGGTCCTCTGGCAACGTCTTCTTTCCCTTCCTTCTAAATTCATCGTAGGATATGCCTATCGCCGTCTCGATGTGCGTCTCCGCCATCGCATGTTTGAAGTCCCTCACCGCTGCCCTGATCTGGCGCAGGAGAGCGGATTGGTCTGCCGGCTTCTCAGTCGAGAGGCGGCTCCGTACAAGCCGCGCGAACTCGCCTGCATCGCTTAACGTACCGGCGAGCAGCGCGAAGAAATCTGGCCCTACCGGATAGAATTTGTGGATGGTTTCAGAACTAGTGTAGTCGGTTGAACCCATCATATCCACGCACAGAACAACAGCCGGAACCCCCTTTATTGCTGTGCTCGCCGCAATGCAAACAGTCATCGCCCCCAAAGCATATCGCATTTGCGGGAGCGTTCGCGCAGGGTACCATTTTACCGGCGAATCGCGTACTGACAGTCGGCGCTGATCGGCCGGAAAGAGCCGGGATGGAGGACGGTCCAGCTGGCGCCGCGGATAGGGCGAAACATCCAGGGGGATGCGCGGCGAGTTTGGGTGTAAATGGCGGAACGTATCGGGATACATGCCTGCAACTACGGTCTGCACAGAAGGCAGCTTGCTGTCAGCCTGTGGAAATCGAAAAGACCCCACTACCGGAAAAATAGGTCTGGCCACCGGCATATCAGTCGGCGCCGGTAGGAAGCTGCAGCATCTCATCGATGGGCGGCAATTGCGCGGCGATCATGCCGAGGCAATACGGGCTACCGCATTCGCACGGTTGCACATGCAGGCCCGGTACCGAGATCACACCCTTAAACAGACAACCCGGGTGCTGCAGAATCCAGATCAGCAGTTTGGCCCGGCCGGCCACGTGGGCGCGCGCGCACATGCCGTTAATCAGCCGGTACGCCGTCGACAGCGCCATGTCGAGATGGTCTGCGACAATCTTAGGATCGTCGCCGGCGGCCAGCAATATGGCGACGTCCCGATCCACCTTATCGAGCGTTACCCCTGTCGGTTCCATGCGCTTCCCCCTCCTTTGGGGTAGCCCTCCGCTTCCGTGCGCCTTCGCACCTCCGAGACTAATCCTCATTCTGATAATTAATGCTTAACCGGAGCGATTTGTCCCAATTTAACCGTTTAGTTTCATAGCTATACACGTGAAATGGAGTGACACTGGATTCGTGCCACCTACTCCGATCACGGCATTCCCAAAAGAAAAACTGGACCGGTGCGGATATCTCCTCGCCAAACAAAAAGCCGCTAACGCGGAGCCGTGGCGCGAAGAACTGAGCGGCCTCGTAGCCGAGATTCGCGAGCATTATAAGAAGAGTCCGGCCGACGTGCCGGTGCGCGCGGCTGGCGCACTCTACTACATCGATCTTACCAAGCGCGAAATCAAGCGCACGGTCTCCCACAAGCTGAGAGCCTTCGACGCATTGAAGAAGGTCATGGGGCTGAAGCCGCTGATCGAAGCATTGACCATCTCATTTAAGTTGCTCGACGCGCATGTCGCGCCGGCCGACCAGGTGTCCTTCGTGACCCAGGAACGGACCGGGACGCGGGACGTGACGGCCGTATTGATCCACGCCGTGGAAGCCAAGGCGCTCAAGGCCGCGTAAGACGTCTTGACGACTAACCCCCTTTACTTGCACTGAAAAGCGCAAGCCAGGGGCCGAAGGCTGCCAGTTTCTTAGCTTGCTGGCTTGCTGGCCCGCTGGCATTGCCACATGCCCGCCTAGGTCTTGTCGAGCCCGATGAACTGGTACGCTTTACACGTCCGCTCCTGTCAAGAGCATGCCGTAGCGCAAAAGCTGGCCAACGCCGGCATCGAGGCGTTCTACCCGTTTCGGCGGGTGAAGTCGGCCGACAAGCGGCGTAGCGTCGAACAGCGGTTCATGCCCGGGTACGTGTTCGCGCGGTTCGATCTGGAGAACGATACCCCGGTGGTGGCCATCCACCAGGTGGTGGGCATCGTCGGGGCCGGCCGCCATGCCATCGCCATCCCGGATTTCGAGATCGAGCAGGTCAAGCGAATCGTGAGCCTGCCCGAAGCCACGGCCTGTGAGCACTTCATAGCCGGGGACCGTGTACGAGTGCGCTACGGACTCTTGGTAGGGCTCGAAGGCTATGTCCTACGGTGGAAGAAGAAAGCCTGGGTGGTGGTTACCCTCGCCGGCATCGAGCGCTCCATCCGCGCTGAAGTGGATCCGCTCTCACTGGAATCGATTCCTCTCGGCAAGGCCGCATGACGACACTCCCCCAATACCGCTGCCACAAGGAAGTCTCCGCGGTGAAGATCGCGGAAGTACGCCGCGACCGAATGCCGCTTTTCAAGGGGTTCACGTGCAGAGGGACGCTCTACATGAACCAGCCGGCGAGCAGCCTCGCGCTCCAAAGCGGTTGCGGCAACTGCGAGCGCTGCGATTGGCTAGCCAGCCATGGGCCAGCCCTGGGCGCATCGATTGTTGCAGTGGACCCGGGTCTGTCGCCGATCCACGTGGACGGCGCGTACCTGCTGAAACACGACCCGCGGCCGGGCGGCTACTTCGTGGAATACGCGGACGGCTACCGGTCTTTCAGTCCCGCCGAAGCCTTCGAAGCCGGGTACACCAGGATTTGATGCGGGCGCACGGATTCTATCCCTGGGGCTGGTAAAAGCGCAGCCACTTAAACTCTTTTTTCTGGAAACTCAATGCACATGCCACCCCAATGTCCCGGCGCCTGCGAGCTGGCGACAACTGCCACCGTCCATATCGAGGCGCTCGAACGCTGGCAGACCGCGCAGAACGGATCGCTCCGCCGCCTGGAACAGAAATCCGACCTGGCCGCTCAGAAATCCGACCTCGCGCGCCTGGAAGCCAAGGTGGAAGCCGCCGCGCAAAAGGAAGACTTGTCGCGCCTCGCGGACGTACAGAGAACGGACGCGATCACCCTCGGAGGTAAGATCGACGGCCTCCGCAACTGGATTATGGGTGTTCTGGCCACCGCGCTGCTGGCCCTCGTCGGCGTCGTCATCAATATGCTGCGCCACTGATGGAATGAGGTTCCCCATGACCGCTTCTTACCTCGACAACGAAGGAGAAACCCCCGTGCTCGATAAGCTCGACTCCCAGGGCGGCCACATCGCCATTCTGTTGACGATTGTGGTGCTCGGCCTGGTTGGTTGCGGTTTGAGAATCCCGGAGGCGCACGACGTCACCATCCTGGCGTTGGGCGGCCTGCTGGTCGAGATCGCCGTCCGGGTCAGGCACTCCTAACTCCTAACCCCAAACGCCATGCCTCCAGCCCCCACATCCGCGACTCCGATATCGGAGCCCGACTACGAGCCGACTTACGAGGACCTGGAATGCTGCCTGATTACCCTGCGCGACGTGCTGCGCAAGATGCGGCCGACCAAAGCGATTGAGAACGCGATCCGCACCATCGACCGAGCCGTGCATGGCGAAAAGGAAAAACACAATGAGCTTCATCGATAAGATAGGGCACGACATCAAGAAAGGCGCGGAGAAAGGCGGCGAAGCCGCGTTCGATGTAGTCGTAATCGGCGCAGCCATCGTCTCGGGCCAGCAGGGCGCCATCGTTGAGGAGCCCTTCGGTGAAATCTCGCATTCCGATCGCGATCGCGGCGAGAACCATCCCCCGAGTGTCGCCCCCAAGACGCCCGACGCGCCAGCCCTCCCAAGTAAGGTGTAGATCGAACAAGCTCGACCGGCGACCCGCGTTCCCTCCTTAACGCGCGCCGCCAGTCAAGGCGCTGGCCTACCGCGGGGTGACCCTGTAGGCCACATGGTTCGCCGGAATAAATGTGGATCCATCTCCCCAAACAGTTCTCTCCCTCTGTTCCGGATACGAAGGTATCGGACTTGGCCTCAAGCTCGCGGACCCTCGATTTGTCACAGCATGTTTCGTGGAACGGGAAATTACTGCTGCCCGCATCCTGGTCGCGCGTATCAAAGACGGCATCCTGGATGACGCTCCAATTTGGAGCGATCTCGCAACCTTCGATGGCAAACCGTGGCGTGGCCGCATTCATACGATCGCTGCCGGCTATCCGTGCCAACCGTTCAGTTGCGCCGGCAAGCAGCGCGCGGAGAAAGACCCGCGTCACCTCTGGCCCCACGTCGCGCGCATCGTCCGCGAAGTCCAGCCAGAGCAAGTCTTCCTCGAAAATGTCGACGCACATCTTCGACTCGGCTTCCATGAAGTCGCCGAGGAACTGGAGCGCATGGGTTACCGCATTGCGTGCGGACTCTTTAGCGCGGAGGAAGTCCGCGCGCCTCACCGAAGGCTCAGACTCTTCGCGCTGGCCGAGCGCACGGGCGGAAGACGGCGAGAGTTGCGGCAATCACCCTGGCTCGACGGACTCACTCACGGGCGCGGCGCGGAACTGGACCACTCCCACCGCGAACCCCGGCGAAGGCACGAAGGCCAGGCCGAGCCGTACCGCAACGAATCGCACTACCGAAATGCTGGGGAGGCAAGCCCAAGCCTGGAAGACACCGCACGGCTTTCAGAATACGGACAAGAACGGCAAGACGGCGGGCGGCGGCGGGGAATTCGCCAAGCAGGTGATGGCGTGGCAGACGCCGGCAACGGACTCGTTCCGATCGCGGGGCCGGGATCGCAAGGACGAGCAGGACTTGGACCAGCAGGCGCGGAGGTGGCGCACTCCGGACTCACCAGGCGCGGGCGGCCCGCGCAACCGCAAGGCCTCGATAGGCCAAGGGCATCAAACGACGATCGCCGAACAGGCCGAGCAGTGGCCGACACCCGTGGTGGGCGATCACCGCTCCGGAGTGACGGGCAAGGTGACGAAGCCGAACGCGCGGCCTCTGTGCGAAGCGGTATCGCAATTTTCCCTCCCGGCCCGGCGGACCTTGATGCATGGGCCAGGTTGCTCGTGCAGCGCCCGGATGTTGAACCCGCGGTTTGTCGAGCTGCTTATGAACGTGCCGACAGGATGGACGGACGCCGGCAATCCTCTCGCGTCAGCCGTTTACGAGCGTTGGGTAATGGCTGTGTCCCTCTCACTGTCGCGCTTGCGTACCTCTCGCTCCGAGACGCCCTCGACGCGAACAGCGCCGTAATGAAAACCGTCGCCTAACCCTTCCCTATGAGCGACAAGGCCATCTACGCCCGAGTTTCCACCGTCGATCAGGACTGCGCCGTCCAACTGGCCGGCCTCAAGGAACTGATGCAGCGGTACGGCTGGCCGGAGTACTCCGTGTACATGGAGAAGCTCTCCGGCAAGGAAGGCAACAAGCGGCCGGAGCTGGACCGTCTCATGGAAGACGCGCGCGCGAAACAGATCGACACCGTGATGGTCTGGAAGATGGACCGCTTCGGACGCTCGACACTGGACACGCTGACCAACATCAAGTTGTTGGATGCCTACAAGGTGCGGTTCCTGTGTCCGTCGATGGGCATCGACACGGACAACCACAATCCCACCGCCAAGTTTATGCTCACGATCTTCGCGGCCGTGGCCGAGTTGGAACGCGGCTTCATCAACGAGCGGACCCAGGGAGGCTTTACGGCTTACCAGATCGCGTACGCCGCCGGACCGGCGGCCTTCGCGCGTTTTATCCGCAACCGCAACCACCACTCCAAGAGCGGCAAGGACCTGCCCGTTGGACGGCCCAAGAAGATCTTTCACCGGGGAAGAATCGCCGGCATGCTGGAGAAAGGCATGAGCCGGCGCGCCATCGCCAAGGAACTGGGCGTGAGCGACACGCATATCAGGCGCATGCTCAAGCAGACCTAACCGCATGCAGTTTCGTTTCTTTGACCGCAGAAAAAGGAGTTCCGTTATGCAATCGAATCTAGACGTAGCCATCACCGCCGCCGCCGCCGCCGAAGCCACCTACTCTTCGAGCGTCGCCAACGTAGGCACCATCCAAACCGCCATCGCCACGGCCACGGCGCCGTTAGCCCCGGCACAAGCACAGCTCTCCACCGATACGGCCGCGTTCAACGCCGCCCTGGATAACCTGGCAGCGACAGCCACAGGTTCCAAAGTCTTCAATTCGTAATCCCTTGTTTCCCTTCACCTGGTTCGAGAACCCGCGGCTCACCGACGAGGGACTGCATTTCCGCATGTGGTTCCTGGTCCACGATTCCGGGCGGGTATTGGCCACCATCGACGGGCCCACAGAGAAGACCCTCTGCTACTGCACGACCGCCGAGGATAAGTCGGAGCGGCTCTACCTTCACCTGGAAGGGGCCAAGGAGTGGTGCGAACGACAGGCACGCATTATTCTCAGCGACGACCTCAGACAGAGGGCGCTCAAACGGCGCGAGCGCCACGGCGAGACACGGCGCAAGTTGATAGCAGCCCTTTCAGCCCGTAAACCTCTTTTATAAGTGCAGCTTATTCCATGACTCCCGCCGAACAGAAGCAGAAGGCCGCCGCACTGGTGGCCCGGAACAAGCTGACTTCGGAGCAGATTGCCACAGAAATCGGGGTCTGCCGCCGCACCGTCACCACCTGGCGGGCGGATAAAGACTTCCAGAAGTTGGTCCGCGAAGCCAAGGATGCCTGGCGGATAAAAGCCCGGACGGGCGGACCCAGCGATCAGGACCGGCGCCTGGGAGATTACAAGGCGCTGCGCCACCGCGTATGGAAAGCCATCCTGGCGCGCGCGGCCGACGAGGGCATGGCCGATATCCCCGGCCATGACACCGGCATGGTGACCGTGAAGTACAAGATGGAAGCCACCGTCGATGCGGACGGCAATCGCGTCTCGACCCGCGTCCCGGAATACGAAATCGACACGGGCGCGGTCGCCTCGCTGCTTTCCATCGGCCGGCAAGCCGCCGAGGACACCGGGCAGTGGAAGACCAAGAAGGAAGTCGCCGTCACGGTCGACGAACGGCCTCTCCAGATCACCATCGACAAATATGCAGCCTTAGACAACGATGAGCTCCGAACCCTTATCGCTCTCACCCGAAAGCTTGAAGCCGCTGGTGCTCGACGCGTCGGTGACGCAGCAACCGGAGATGGACCGCAGGCTGACCCACCGGATGCAGACCCTGTTTCTGCCGACCGGCAGGTTTCGCCTCGCACTGTACCCCAAGCACCTTGAGTTCTTCGCGGCCGGCCTGACTTACAAAGAGCGGCTGTTCATGGCCGCCAACCGCATCGGCAAGACGGTCAGCGGGGCTTACGAGACAACTGCCCACTTGACGGGACGGTACCCGGCCTTCTGGCCAGGTAAGCGATTTTGCAGAGCTACGGAAGGCTGGGCCTGCGGCACTACCTCGGAGACCACGCGCGATATCGTACAGCGCGAGCTGGTAGGGACTGTCGATGCCATCGGCACGGGGATGATCCCCAAGCATCTCATCGTCCACACCACCCCGAGGCCGCACGGCATGCCGGGAGCTATCTCGGAAGTATGGGTGCGCCATATTTCGGGCGAAGTCAGCAAGCTTACCCTCAAGACCTACGAACAGGGCCGCAAGTCGTTCGAAGGCACGGCCCGCGACTTCATCTGGTGCGACGAAGAACCGCCGCTCGACTGCTACACCGAAATGGTCCTCCGGACGATGACCACCAAAGGCATCGTCTACATCACCTTCACCCCGCTGCAGGGCATGTCCGAGGTGGTGATGGGCTTCCTCGAGCCCGACAACGACGAGGCCAGGAAATACAAGTTTTACGTGCAGGCGGGATGGAAGGACGTCCCTCACCTGGACGAGGAGGAGAAAAAGAAACTCCTCGCCACCACGCCGCGCTACCAGATCAAGGCGCGCACATTGGGCGAACCGACGCTCGGCGCCGGCGCGATCTATCCGACTGCGGAGGAAGACATCCTCACGCCGCTGGCCGCGATCCCGGACACCTGGCCACGGGCATTTGCTCTAGACGTCGGCTGGAACAGGACCGCGGCTCTTTGGGTGGCGCGCAATCCCGGATCGGGCGTGCTGGTGGCCTACGACGAGTATTACCAGGCGCAGGGCGAACCGCCCACGCACGCCGCCGGCATCAAGGCGCGCGGATCCTGGATCCCCGGAGTGATCGACCCGGCCTCCCGCGGAAGATCGCAGGTTGACGGCCGCCAGTTGCTGACGATGTACCGCGAGTTGGGATTGAAGCTCTCGGAGGCCGACAACGCCGTCGATACTGGAATCGCCAAGGTCTGGACGCTGATGGTGTCGGGACTCTTCAAGGTCATGCCGAGCTGCCATAACTGGTGGAACGAATTTCGCAAGTACCACCGCGACGACAAGGGCAACATCGTGAAGGTTAGCGATCATTTGATGGACGCCACGCGTTACATGGTCAATTCCGGCAGGGACAAAATGATCGTTCGTCCGTCGCGTCCCTCTATCCCCGGTAGCCGTACACCCTCCGGCGGCGAGCGGGGTTGGATGGTATGAGCAGCCACCACCACAGCCCTTACGAATTCCTGGAGGACGGACTCACGCCCGCCAACCTGCCCGCGGCCGAGCAGATCGACCTGGTTCATCCCGGGTCTTCCGGTCCGCGGCAACTGGCAACTTACTTGACTGGCGTGCAGTGCAGCCGATTCTGCGCCTGGTGCGGCCAGGAGTTCTGCCACGGGGGCAAGTTCTGCACCCCCGGGTGTGAAGCCGCCGCCGCCAGACCGCGCGCCTATTTCGAGACGTCCGCATGAACCGCCGCGATGACGTCTACAATCCGCCGGGCGAACCCGAAGGCGGACCCGAGCCCACCTTCCGTTGCGCCAGGTGCAAGGCGCCGCTGACGTGCATCATGGGCCACGTAGAGCAACACGAGTGTCCGGTGAAAAAGAAGACCGCCTATATCCCGCCGAAGTATGAGCGGGCCGGTGGAAGAGATTGGATGACTTAGTGACTTAATGGAACCCCGCGCTATCCTCATTAGTCCGGACCAGGCCGGCCAGGCCCGCCGTATTTCCGCGTTCTATCAGTTCGGCATGCCCGGCATGACCTTGCTCGCCGGCGGAGTCGCCGCCGCCCCGCCGAAGCCTGAAGCGCCGCACGCATTCGGTACCTGTCAGTGCGGCAAGCGGATTTCGCGGAACAAGACACGCTGTGGGGCCTGCTATCTCGTGGCGCTCAAGCAGATTGCCGAGACCATCGACCGCCCCCAGCTTGAAGAGTTCCTGAAGGACATGGATGGCCTGGACCGCCTCGAAGTACTCGGGACAATCCGGCCGTTTCTCAAATTTGAATTACCGCCAGGAGGCGGCACCACCTCATGAATCGTATCTCCAGCGTGACCGCCACCAGGAAAGGCGCCACCAAAAAGCATGGCCCCATGCGCTCCATGCGCCTCGAAAAAGCCGAGAACGGAGTAGTCTCCCATATGGAGTTTGCCCCTCATCCCGACGCCAAACCCGAGGACTCCTACGGGCCGCACCTTTCTCCGGACCCGACCATCCACAAGACCGCCAAGGAATTGCTGGCCCACGTGAAGAAGCACACCGCCGCATTCTTCCCGGCCGCGGCTGGAGCTGCGGACCCGGGTGAGACGCCGGGCGGGACATCCGGCTCCGGCGCGTCGACTCCCGCCGCCGAGCCCGACGAAGACGACGAAGACGAATAGATCGCGGTCGCCCTGCCTCCGGACGACATGACCGGCTTAACGTGTGGCGGGTGGCAAACCGAGGAACTCCAGCCGCACCTTTCGGCGATCCCGCTTTTTGGCGCGCAGGGAACCGGACCCCACGCTTTGATTACGGTCAGACTGCCGGTTTCCCGGCCACCTGCACTCCCAGTTTACCCCTATGAATTTCGCTGGCTCCTCCCTTCCCGCGCCTTCCCTGCGCTTTCACGCCATCAAACCCGTGAAGGTCGCGGCGCCGAAGCTCACGAAGATCAGCCTCAAGCCGGCGTCGAATGGCATGCGCGTCTTCCACCACTTCACGGCCGGAAAACCCAAGCAATTTCTTTTCACAAATCCGAAGCTGATGAACGCCCACATCAAGCGGGCCATCAACAACGAGTGGCTGAATCCCGGAACCGGTCCGGAAGCCGAAGCACACAAGATCGATACCGCACTCAACGTGTAAACGACCGCGCGCCTTTATGACACCTTCCTTTGAAAACCTTCCGCCCTTGCCGACAGCTCCCGCGCTGCGCCTCCTGCACGACCAGGTGCTGGTCGAGCCCCTCCGCAAACTGGAACGCTGGGAGAGCAAAACCGTCAGCGGGCTGTTATTTGTCCCGGACGATCCCAAGCGCGACAAGACCACGGAGTTTTTCTGGTGGGGCCGCGTGGCGCTTACCGGGCCCGGAGATGCGTACCGCTACAAATCGAAGCTGGGCTACCACGACGAGCGTTTCGCCTATCGGCATCCGACCGGACGATTCCCCATGGACACACACCGGGGAGATATCGTTCTGTACGAGCGCCGCCCGTGGGGCAACGTCGTGATTGAAGGCAAGGAATACTCCATCCTGCACGAAGAACAGCACATTGCCGTGATTGTGGAGAGAGCGGCGGTGGCCGCATGACCGTAGATCGACCCTTCGAAGGCAACCAGGCGAAGACCCTTCCCGGCACGTGCGAACGGTGCGTGTGGGGGCGAGGAAAGCACGCGAACGATTGCGAGAGCTTCGAAGCGCAGATAGATAACCATCCCGAGTGGCACCAGGCCAACGTCTTTGGGACTCCCCGCGCCGTAGCCCTCCTGGAGCGACTTATGCGGGACTACGATCCACTTTTCAGAAGCCGAAGACCCAACCGCAACAGTTAAACCGAGCGTAATACCAGATCTCCGTTTCCCATGTTCCCTCCCACCAACGGCCCGCAGCTCGTTCCGCCGCAAGCCAGTATGGCGCCCAGCCAGCAGGATCCCCAAATCCCGCTGACCGACGCGTCGAAGTCGATCCGTTCGCCTCAAGTCAAAGCTACGGCCGGCTCGAAGAAACAGGTCGAAGAAGACGGCGCGGTGGACCGGGACCTCCTGCAGGAAGCGCGTGTCCGCTTCCGCGCCATTTGCGAGTACGAGGAGAAATTCCGCCGCAAGGCCATCGAAGAACTGAATTTCGTCGACAACATGGACCATTGGAAGACCGAGCAGCGCGAAGAGCGCAAGGGGCTTCCCTGCCTGGCTTTCGACAAGATCGGACCATCCTGCGATCAGGTCGTCAACAACATGCGGCAGTCGCCTCCGGAGGGCCGCATCTCACCCGTGGGAGAGGGCGCGAGCAAAGAAGAGGCCAAAATCCTCCAGGGGATGAACCGCAACATCGATCAGGATTGCGGCGCGGATACGGCGCGCTCGACGGCCTTCGAACACGCGGTGAAGATCGGCATCGGATGGTGGAGGGAATGGTTCGACTGGGAAACCGATAACACCGACGACGGCTCCCTGCAGACCTGCTTCCTGCAAAAACTGATCTCGAAGCGCATCCCGAATCCCTTCTCCATCTATTGCGACCCGGCCTGTATCGAGTTCGACCGCTCCGACATGCGGTATCTGTTCGCCACCGAGGATCTGGATCCGGTGGTGTTCAAAGAAGACTATCCCGACGCGTCCACGGCGATGACCGGGGACTTTATTCACCTGTCGGATAAAGAGAAAGACGACTGGTTCCCCGGCAGGAAGTCGATTCGCGTGGCGGAGTACTGGTGGATCGAGAGCGGCCCGAAAGAAACCGTCCTCATGCTCTCTACCGGCAAGGTGGTGCGGCTGAAGGATTACCAGGCCGACACCTATCCGGCGAGTGTCTACGAGATCGGCCGGCGCGACATCCGGCGCCCGGTGGTCAAAATGGCCAAAATGACCGGCGTCGAAATCGTGGGACCGGTCACGGAGTGGAAAGGGAAGTGGATTCCGTTCCCCTGCGTTGTCGGCCGCGAGGTGCTGGTCGACGGCCGAGTCGCCGTCCGCGGCATGGTGCGTCCCGCCATGGAAGCCAACCTGGCCTACGACTACATGGCCAGCAAGGAAGCGCAGGCGATCGCGCTCGCCCCCATGTCCAGCTTCATCGCTTCCTCGGGCCAGATAGACAACCATCCCGAGTGGCACGAGGCCAACCGCAAGCCGCACGACGTGCTGGTCTACGACGCCGAGGATGTCAGCGGCCAAATGGTGCCTCCGCCTTTCCGCGTGAACACCGAGGCCAACATCATGGCGATCACCCAAGCCCTGATGCACCGCGACCAGGACATCAAGAACTCCCTGAACATCTGGGGGCCCGACCTGGGCGAGCCGCAGGGCGACCAGTCCGGCAAGGCGATCAACGCCATCCAGCGCCAGGGCGATAACGCGCACTTCAACTACGCCGATAACTACGCGCGTTCCATCCGGCACGCCACGCGCATCCGCCTCGACCTGATGCCGCACGTCTACTCCGAGGCGCGCGCCATCACCATCATGGACCCGGACGGCAAGGTCCGGTCGGTGAACATCAATAAACAGGAACTCGAAAACGGCGTCAACCGCATGTGGCGCGTGGGCGCGGACTTCGACCCGGCGCGCTACGACGTGACCATCGGCGATGGCACGCCCTACGCCAGCCTGCTCCGCCAGCAGACCGATGGCGTGCTGCAGCTTGTGGCCAATAATCCGCAGGCCGGCGCGCGCGCTCTCGACCTGATCGCCAAGATGCTCGACCTGCCGCAGGAATTCATAGACCGCTGGAGACCGCCGGACGTCGCGCAGGACCAGGACAATCAGGATCCCGCCCAGCAGCCCACCACACAGCAGATGATGGCCAAGCTGCAGCAACAAAGCCAGGCGATCCAGACTCTGATGCAGCAACTCGCCCAAATGGCCGACGAACTGAAAACCCAACGGCTGAAGTACGAGTCGGCCGAGCGCGTGGCCACCCAGGGTAACCAGACCAAAATCCTGGTAGCCGAAGCCATGTCGAAATCGGCGTCCATGAACAAACTCGCCGACTTGGATCACGCCGCCCTCCAGGCGGAACTCGACCGGAGAGCGGCTTTGTTGAGAGCGGGGATGGACGTCGAAGCCGCCGCGGCGGCGGACGCAGCCGAGCATCTCCAGTTGCAGCAGGCGGCCCAACAGAAGCAGCAGGCCGAGGCGCAATCCCAGGCCAACGCTCAGGCCCATGAACAGGGCATGGCCGCGCAGCAACAAGGCCACGAAGCCGATATGGCGCAGGCCGCCACGCCGCCGATACCCCCGCCCGCGCAGGCGCAGCCGCTTGCTGGAGCATAACCCGGCCGCTTCCGTCGCGACGACGTTGAGAACCTGGCCGCACAACGAGACCCACCAACTTATGGCAGATTTAGCGGAATTGAATATCGAGTCACGCACCCAAAGTGCGGAGACCATCAAAAAGATTCTGGAGGACAGCGGGTACGGCTCGATCGAGACGACCGAGACCACCGACGCCGCTCCCCCCCCGGCCGCCGAAGAGGTAGCCGTAGCGCCCGCCGGCACGCCGGGCGAAACGATTCCACCCGCGTCCGATCCCGATCTTGGCGACACCGCTGGAGACGGAACGGACGAAACCGGGCATACGCCCGCCGCCGGCGGGGAACCGGCGCCGCACGAGCCGAAGAAGGCCAAAGGCGGCTTCGCCCGCAAACTGGAGCGGCAGGCCGTCGAACTGGATAGCCTCAAGGCCACCCTCGCGGAGATGAACCGGAAGCTGGCGGAAAAACCCGCTGCGCTGCCGGTGAAACCCGCGGAGGAGGCCTCAACGGTCATTCCGGTTGACGACGATCCCGAGCCGGTGATGGACGCCGACGAAGAATGGGAGCCGTTCAACGCAAGGCATACCCGCTGGCTGGTCCGCGACGAGCGGCGGCAAGTGGGCAGAGCCCAGCAGGAACGGGAAGCGAACGAGGTATCTGCGCGCAAATCAACGGCTGAAGAAACCGCACGGTTGGCCACCGAAGCGGAACGGACAGCCGCGGAAGAGCGCTGGACCCAATCGCGGGAACGCCTGAAAGCGGTCCATCCCGATTCCGAGGAGGTGTTTACTCGCCTTCTCGATCCCAAGACAACTCACGGCACCGTCGCCATGGGCCTGGTAGTGCGCGATTACGAGGAAGTGGGGGAACTGCTTTATTGGCTGGGAACCCACCCCGAGGAAGAAACGCGCATCATGGCCAAAACCCAGTTACCGGACAACTTCGCGCAACTCGGCCCACGGGCGCAGCAACGCGCTATTCGCGTGGTCGAGGATGCGGCGAGGGAAGAGTACGACCGGATTCTTTCGGCATTGCCAGCCGCTCCCGGCCCGGACGCACCCGCTCCGGGGACCGACGGCCGTCGCGAGACGCCCGTAGCAGCGGCTCCATTACCGCCCGCACAAGCACAAGTTCCGCGGCCGAAAGCCGCACCTCCGAAGCCCGTGGGTCATCGTGGGGGCGCCGTCACCAAGCGCTATCCCGAGGACTATACACAGCCGGAGTTGCGCGCCCTTTCCATGGAAGACGTGCGCCGGCTGCGTAATATGCAGAACGCCTGACCAAGTTCTTGCCCCCTCCGGCCGCCGCCTGTCGCGACGATAACGCGGCGGCCAACTTTACTACTTACTAACCCGCTCTGTTCGCAGAGCACCCCTGTCGCGATGACAGCGGAGGAAATCAATGGACGAACTATTAAACCCTGTGGTAATTGCACAGGATTCGCTCATCCGGCTCGAAAACGACCTGACCATGATGAAGATGGTCTCTCGCGAGTTAGCCAACATCTAGCTCCCTTGGCGAGTAATCGCCATTGCAAATGCTGTGAACTCGGCGAAACCCTAAAGGCTGAAACTGGTTCATCTTTTTGGTTGACACGATTAACCAAGTAAGCGACTATCAGCGATGCCCACGGAAACGCCGAACCAAGTCCTGGTATGGATGCCGTTGGCGAAGCACTCTGCGTTGCGGGCGGCGTGCCAACACCAGGAAAGGCGTAACGACTATCCCGCAAGGGAGTACGGCCAAGCGGCCGGAAGCGCAGCACACCCCACCGGGGTGATGAAATAGTCTGCTCTGCAATGAAAGTTGCAGCAGCCTGAACCCAGCGAAGTTCGGGCGGGGCCTGGAAGTAGCGATCCAGGCCTGAACACATAGGTCGATGAGAAATTCGCAGTAAAGAACGAAAAGATCGGGTTAGTAAATTAGCCCCTTGGCAGGGCAACCTGCCTCGAAGAACTCCATGAACTGCTGGGACACCTAAAGCGAAAGCCACGGCAATCAGCAACCAAGCCTGGAAACAGGAAGGCTCAACGACTATCCCTTGATCGGGAGTAGGGCCAAGCGGCCCGAAGCGTGGAGCGCCCCACTGGGGCGATGAAATAGTCTGGCCTGAATCCAAAGATTCAGAAGGGCGCGATTCGCGATTGCGCTCGCAACAATAGCGACACCTTCAATGCCCGCTTGCCCGTCCGTACCCGCGGCCGGCGTGGCGATGGCATCAAACCCGAAGGCATCCAGGAGCAAATGGTCCCCATCGTCATCAACGAGTTGTGGGGCCAGGACCTGCAGAACTCGGACCAGGACCTGACGATGACTATCGATCGCTTCGGCGAGCGGTACGTCGAGCCCTCCTCGGCCACCATCGCCAACATGATCGACGGCGATCTGTGCGACGTCTTCTCGGGCTTCTTCACGTTTGTGGGAACCCCCGGCGTCCTGCCGAATTCCGTGGCCACTTACGCCCAGGCCGGCGTACAGATGACCAACAATGGCGTGCCCCGCATTGTCAGCCTCAATGCCATGGTCATCTCCCCGGATATGACCGCGGCGGTGCTCGGCTTCAACGCCAACCTGCTGAATCCCCAGAAGGAAGTCAGCCAGCAGTACCTGACGGGCAAGATGGGCACCGCGTTGAACTTCCGGTTTAACGAGGACGTGAACATCGCCCGCTTCCAGGTGGGCGCTCTCGGTACCGCGGGAGCCATCGCCTCGAATCCATTGGTGGACATCGCCGGCGGCGGCATCACCAACAACGGAGCGACCATCCAGACCCGGAGCTGGGACGACTCCATCGTCAACTGCCTCAACCTGGGCGACATCGTGCAGTTCGCCGGCTCTTACGCGGTGAACCCCATCAGCTACCGCAACGTCGGACCCTTGCGCAGCTTCGTGCTGACCTCGGCCATGACCACCACTGCCGGGGGCGTTGGGGTGTGCAATATCTCCCCGCCCATCAACGCGGACACTACCAGCCCGTTCCAGACCGTGACGGCGCTGCCCGCGGATGGCGCGCAAGTCTTCGTGTGGGGCCTACCCTACACCGCATTCTCGACCATCGCCAACGTCACCAGCGCTCAAGGGATGGCGTTCCACCGCGATGCCATCGCGCTGGCCATCGTCAAGCAGGAACTTCCCGGCGGCATGGAATGGTCCGAATGGGTCTCTAGCCCCAAGGCCGGTATCGGCATCCGGCTGCTGCGCGGCTACGTGATCGGCACCAACGAGAAAATCACTCGTCTCGACGTCCTCGGCGGCGTGAAGCGCGTCCGCGACGACATGGGCGTCCGCGTCTGCGGGGCGTAACCAACAGGCGGCCTATGCGGATCTTTCGGGATCCGCACAGGTCCGTAAAACGAAAACTCTCCCAACAAGGAAACCAACTATGAATACCAAACTGCGGGCTTTCGCCCTTCTGTTTACCCTCGTCGCTCTCTCCAGCCTCGCCTTCGGCCAGGCGACCATGCAGAGCACCACGCTTTCCGCGGCTGTTCTGGACGCCACCACGGCCGCCGCCGGCACCAATCGCTACGTCCTCTCGGTCGCCTCGTGCACCAACATCCTGGCTCCGGCTCTGGAAGCTACCCAGGGCGGCATCGGATACGGCGCGGGCAACAACTACTACCTGCTGTTCATCGACCGGGAACTGTTCCGGGTCAATGCCGTGAATAGCGCGGTCAGCCCCTGCCAGGTTACTGTCGAGCGCGGCTTCTACGGCACCAAAACGACCGGCCACGCCTCGGGCGTCAAGGTCTGGACCGGCCCCGCCAACTATTACGATGCGCAGGACGCTGGCGCGGGGCTCGTCGAACCCGTTGCCGGCACTCCCTGCACCGCCAGCACGCAACGAGTGCTCCCCAAGCTCTCCGTGGCGACCGGACGCGCCTGGAACTGCGCCACCGGCACCACCAGCACGGTGCAACTCTGGAGCGCGTTCGATCCCGGCGTGCCGGTAGTCGAAGGCGCCGTACTGGCCCTGTCGACCGCAGGAACGACCATCGCTCCCACCAATCCGCTGCATCACGTTTCGGGCACCAGCTCGGCCTTCGCCACCATCACGGTGCCGGCGGCCCTCGCTCCGAACGGCTGCCTCGCGCTGATCCCCGATGCCGTCTGGACGAGCACTGCCTCGGGCGGCAACATCGCCGTGGCTTCCACCGCCATCGTCAACAAGGTCATGACCTTCTGTTACGACTCGGTGAATTCCAAATGGGTGCCTTCGTACTAAGGCTTTCAACGCCGGGGCTGGTGAAATGCCAGCCCCGCTTCTTCCGAAAAGGAACCCTCACCATGACGCGCCTCCTGAAACTCTTCTCCGCCTTCGCCATCTTCGCGGCCTGCGCTTTCGCGCAAGCGTCCGCTCCCGTTCCCGGCGTCGACTATCCCAGTCCGATCCCGGTCCCCTTCATCGGCTTCACCACCGGAAGCTCCGACCCCGTGCGATGCGTCCCCGGCAGATCGCCGCTCAACTATCGCACCGACCTGGTGGCCTTCCATTACTGCTCCGCGCGCAACGTCTGGAGTTCGCTCCCGGTGTCCGCGCAGGCGTGCAGCTCTACCGCTGCCTGTAAAGCGGCCATCGTCGGCCTGAAAGTAGTCCAGGGTTCTGGCACTCTCGCCAGCGGCTCGCCGTCCACCTTTGCGGTGACGGGCATCAGCCCGGCATTTACCAGTGCGAGCACGTTCACCTGCACCGCGCAGGACACCACCACCATCGCCAATAACATCGGCGTGCTGGCGGCGGGCTACGTCTCCGGGTCGGCGGTGACCTTCACCGGTCCGAATACCAATACCGACGGCTTCAAATACAGTTGCGTCGGCTATTAACAGTCTCCTTCCAACCTGGGGCCGTTGCCATTTGCGGCCCCGTTTTTTTCCGCCAGGACTTCGATGCAAACTTACTTCGGATCGCTCACCATCGGCGCCGCGCCGGTCCAGATTCCCGCGACGGCATTTTCCGGCGCTCTGAGTTCCTTCGCGGGATCGCCCAAGGTTAATAAGATCGTCGTACAGTCGGCGCCGAACAACACCGGCGTCTTCAAGGTGGGCGGCAACGTCAACCTGACCGCCGACAACGCCACGCCGGGAATATTCGTTACTCCGAATGCGACGGCCGGCCAGCCTGGCGGGACGTGGACCGTCGAGTCGCACTCCTACTTCAACGACATTGCCCTGAACCAGTATTTCTTCCAGGGCACGCACGCCGGCGACATCCTGATGTACGAAATCCACGTGGTCAACTAATGCCCTGGAAACACACGGACGCGCAGAAGCATACCCACCTTGCGGACACTCCCGCCCGCCAGCGGCAATGGAGCTACGTCGCCAACGGCGTGCTGGCCAAAACGGGCGACGAAGCCCAGGCCATCGAAACCGCCAACGGCGTGCTGAAAGCCCACCCCAGCATGAAAGAGGAGCCGGCCCACAATTCGGGAAGCAAAAGCGCGCCGCCGGCAGCGAGCGTCACGGCCCGCAAATCGGCGCTCGGCGTGGGGATGAAACCGCATTCACCGGCCAAGCACTGGTCGGGGCATTGAAGTAGAAACCGCATCGCCAAAGGACAACTCCCATGTCTTATAAGCCCGGCCCCGACCAGCCAGACATCCAGCACGACGTCAAGCGCAAAGGCGCCCTTACCGCGCGCGCTCAACGACATGGAAAATCGGTCTCGGCCGAAGCCGCGGCCGACATCCACAAGCCCGGACTCCCCGGCGAACAAGCACGGTATTACGAGAACGTGCTGAAGCCCGCTGCGAAATCGCGGTCGAAACACGGCGATGGAACAGGCCATTGGAGCGGACACTAAGAATGCGGACCTTCTCTCGTTGCTTCACGGTACTCGCCTGCCTTGCGCTGTCGGTTTGTCTGCCGGCGCAGACGCAGTTCAATCCGACGCAAATCAACTTCGTCGCCCATTTCGCGAGTCCACCGATAAGCCCCCAGGTAAATACCCCCTACCTGTTCGTGGATGCTTCCGCCTCGGGCGTCTGCTCCGGGATCGGCACCGCGCTCGCCTGGTGCATGTGGAACGGCTACAGCTACGCGGCGGTAGCGGCCTCCACTGGACTGGGCGATCCCGGATCGAACAGCATTCCGTACCGCAATTCCCCGGGAAGCACCGTCCCAGCGGTTGCCGGCAACTTTCCCACACTCAATCAATCGACCACCGGCAACGCGGGCACGGCCACCGCACTGGCAGCGGCTCCCAGCCTCTGCTCCACGGGCTACGCGCCCACGGGCATTCTGGCAAGTGGAAACGCAGTTGGCTGTGCCCAGATCCAGGTGCCGTTCGGCTCCCAGACCGCCAACTTCTTCCTGGCGGCTCCCAATGGATCGAGCGGAAGCCCGGCGTTTCGCGCCATCGTCCCAGCCGATATTCCCACGCTGAACCAATCGACCACCGGCAACGCGGGCACGGCCACCGCACTGGCAGCGGCTCCCAGCCTCTGCTCCACGGGCTACGCGCCCACGGGCATTCTGGCAAGTGGAAACGCCACGGGGTGCGCACTAATCGCCGGAGGGAACGTCACCGGCTCTGGGTTGACGGCCGATTACGTCATCCAGGGGTCGGGGAGTAATGGGATAGCCGTAAATCCGTACTTCTACTACAACGGAGGAACGGCATTTACAGGAGCCTATCCTGGAACGATAGACATGAGCGGACTCATGCACAGCAAGCCCATGGTCGTAGCTTCAACGAGTGGCTCACTGCCAAGCGGTTGCACCGTTGGCGAACTAGGTTTCGTAACAGGATCAATCGCAGGCCAGAATATATGGGAGTGCAACTCAGGAACATGGACACAGCAACTCAATTCTGGCGGCGGCGCGTATCAAGTGGACGCCGTGGCGGCGGGCGCGCCAAGCGCCAATTGCACGGCACCCACTACGAGTGCTATTCACACCTACATTGATTCGACCAACGGCGACGAATGGTGGTGCTATGCAACCAATAGCTGGAAGAAGATGCTGAGCGTTACCGCTAGTGGGCCGTGGCTGGTGTCAGGGGCGACGGGAAGCGCTCCCAGTACTCCGGCTAGCGGCTTTGTGTCCTGCTATTTCGCGACATCGGGAGGGAGTGCCCAGGTATGTTTGGATTCGAGCGGCAATTCCTGGCAGATGGTGCAGGCGACAACCCTGTCGCACTTGCAGACGCGGACGGCGGCGATGACGGACCTGGCGCCGGCAACATCGGATTCCGGGTTGATCCTGGTGATCAATCCGCCCACGGCAATCGTCTTGACACGCGTGTTTTGCGCGGTCCAAGGATCGACGAATGTGGTGATCAATCTAGACAAGCGCGCGGAGGGCACCATCGGGACGGACAGTGGCGCGCATTTGCTCGGCTCGGATCTCACGGCGATAACAGGGGGCGCCAATACTTCAACCTTCGCGAATGGGTCAGGCCAGTGCGGCGGGACGTCGAGCTGCGCGATTGCGGCGCATGCCCCGGTGGTCCTGACCATTACGTCGATGAGCGGCACTCCCACCGCGCTGAATTGCAGCATCGATTATACGGTGAATTAGGCATGAAGATACTATTCGCATTGGGACTCCTCGCATGTCCTGCATTCGCGAGCTGGTCTTATGTGGCCAGCGCGGGTAACAACTCGGGGAATTCCGGGGTAACCATCGGCTACACAGGAGCAAGCGGGCACCTTCTGATCGCCGGCGCGCTGGTGCAGTATGTCGGCGGTTGTAGTTTCACCATCTCCGACACCGGCAGCCGCACATGGACTGTGCTGGTTCCTCTGTCCGGCGCCAGCAATACCAGCGGCACTGCGTTTTGGGCTTTAGCCAATGGGTCGTCGGGAACGCTCACGTTGACGCCAAGTTGTTCGGGCAGCGGATATGATTCCGTCGTAGTGGCCGAGTATGCCAATACGGGTACGATAGCCCAGGACGGCAGCTCCAGCGCCGTGAGGGGAGCCACGGTTCCCTACTCGATCTCCGGCACGAACAATACGTCCGGCAACCTGGGCATCGCCATCGTCGGAAGCAATGGCAGTAGCGGAACCGCCACCTCCACCAGCGGATGGACGGTGAGAGCAGCAGACCCTAACAACGTCGTGAATGTCGTGGACAACATGTCCGTGAGCGCCGGATCCGTCTCTGTCACCATCAGCGGGCCGAGCGGGGGTTATGGGCTACAAAGCGGCATTGCCTTCATGAAGGCCGTAGGCGGGTCGAAGCGCCGCATCGTCGTCGTCAACTGAGATTCCAGCACCAAGACGGCCCCCCCTCAGACCGATACCTTCCCCGCTCCCTCAAATTCCGGCACCTGGACCAATCACTGATCCGTAGACGGTAAAGGTCCCAGACCGTGCCGGCTGCGTCTCAGGTTCCGCACCGCAGTGTCCAAATGCGCCAACTCCGGCGTGTCGAAGGGGCCATCTCCCCAACGCCGCTCGCAGTGGATGCAGTCGATCTGCGGGGGCGGTTCCGGAGGCGACTTCCAACTCCAGAGATGCCCGCACGCCAACGTCAGGACGCTTTGGCCTCCGCCGAACGGCGAGGGCATGTTTTCAATAATATTTTGCTTCATTTCAACCTCAGAATAGACCGTTTCTATGTCCATCGTCTTTGTCGATCCCTCTTCGCTTACAGGCACGCAGAACGGCGTCAACAAGGTATTCGCCTTGGCCTTCGCGCCGAATCCCACAACCAGCCTGCAATTGTTCCTGAACGGGATGCTGCAGGACCAGGGAGCCGACTACACCCTGGCGGGTTCGACGGTCACCTACACGGCGGGACACCCGGCTCCGCTCGTTACCGACGCCCAGCTTGCCTCCTACCGCTATAACAGCATTGCTCCCGGCAGCGGGTTGACTACCGTAGGCGATCTCATCGCGGTGGCCTTCCGCATCGCCGGCTTAATGCAGGCGCCGGGACAGACATTGGCCCCGGCGGAAGCTGCCGAAGGCCTGCAAGTCCTCAACGACTGGCTGGACTGGCTCAAGATCGACCGGCTGGCGGTGTACGCCATCGAACGCACGCTCTTTACCCTGGTGCCCAACCAGGGCGCCTACGCCATCGGATTCGGGGCCGGGGCCGACATCGCCGCCGAGCGGCCGGTGCGGATCGACCGCGCGAGCTTCGTCTTTACCAACGTGACGCCGAATATCGAAGTCCCGTTGGAAGTCTTGAACGAACAGGAGTGGCAGGCGCTATCGCCCAAGTCGCTGACTTCCGCCACGCCCACTAAGTTGTACTACGAGTCGTCCTTCCCTAACGGGATCGTCAATCTCTGGGCCGTTCCGAACGTGGCTTACCAGATGGCGTTGTATCTCTGGCAGTCCGTCAATCAGTTCCTCACCGTAAACGATCCCCTGGTGGTGGTGCCCGGCTACACCCTGGCGATGGAGTACAACCTGGCGGTGCAACTGGCCGAGCGGTATCCCGAACGGCAGCGGATCGCGCAAAGTTCCGTCGAGCGCGCCATCTCGTCTTACGCCATGATTAAGCGCGCCAACGCCCCGGTGTTGCTGGCGCAGTGCGAATCGGGAGCCCTGGGGCTCCGCGATCGCGGAAGCTACAACATTTACTCCAATAGCTGGTCCACAGGCCGCAGATAAAGGAAATTCGCATGTCTTTTTACCCTTCGCATCGTTATCACCAGAGCGGCGCAACCCGCCTCATCCACAATCCCGACCAGGAGCCGGAGGGGCCGGAGTGGCGCGACAGGCCGTGGCCGCCCGTGGTGGTGCAGCCTGTCCTGCAGGAGTGCTGCCAGAGACTGAAGGCTCAGTTCGACAGCGCCTTCGACAAGCTGCTGGCCGAACGCGATGCGCTGGCGCTGGAACTCGAAGTGCTGAAACGGGCGCTCGAAACGGAAGACCAGGGCGAAGAAGAGCAACCGGAGGGCAGTGACGAGCAATCCGAGGGCAATCCGGAGCAATCCGGCGCTGCGCCTGCGCGGAGACGCGGAAGGCCGGCTGGATCGCTGGGCAAAAAGAAAGCGGACTGAAGCAGGTGGGGCGCTCTTGACGTAAGCGTCCCCGAGGGCATCACCCCAACGCTCCACGCACGTGGAGTACGCACCGTAGAGGCCGTTAACCGCCTAAATCCTTGAGACGGATCTCGTGATCTTCGAGCGTTTCGTCGTGTGCCCCAGCGACGTTCGCCAACCGGGCGATGGCGTCTTTCACGTTGGCGGAATACTGCGTCATCTTCTTCTCGAAGTCCTCGTGCGTTCCGGCGAGGGATTCATGTTTCTTCTCGAGGTCCTGGTGCATGCCGCTCAGGATTTCCAGGTGCGTGGTAAGAGCTTCCAGACGTTCGTCGATGGTCATATGCCTACCGCCAGGTAAAGCTGAACGTTAGTCAAAGGTTTTCTCCTGCCGGATCGATAGCCCGGCTGATTCCCATTCTACGCCGATTCCCCCCCCGTTTTAGCAGAGCCTTCCCATGCAAGCCCAAGATCTCATTAACCTAGCGGCCTTCGACGCCCGCGTCCTCGCGGCCGGCGACTCATTGGAGCCGGCGGAGTCCGCGGACTGTCTCACCAAGCTCAATCAGTTGATCTCTCTGTGGGACACGGAGTACCTGAATATCTTCTGCGTCCAGGAAGCCGTCTACGCCGTGACCGGGAGCCGCGCATCGCCATACGCGCCATACGCCATCGGGCAGGGCGCGGGCGCCGACTTCGTAGCCCCTCGCCCGGTATCCATTCGCGCCGCCAATATCATCAGTTCCGGATTCACCTTTGCGCTGGAGATTCTCACCGTCGCGCAGTGGGCCAGGATTATCGAAAAGAGCGTCGTCGGCGATCCTCCCGAGGGGCTGTACTACGACGGGAACTATCCCAACGGATCGCTGTATCTCAACCCCTGGCCGGCTTCGAACGGCATGCTGGAACTCTTCACCTGGGAGCAACTCGGACAATTCGGCGAACCTCCCGGGGGGCTGACGACCACCTTCGACATGCCACCGGGATACGCCGAAGCCCTCGAATGGAACCTGGCGATCTCGATTGCCGAAATGTTCGGCCGTCCGGTGACGCAGAGCCTGTTGAATAAAGCCGCCGCGGCGAAGGCCTCGATCCGCGCCAACAACGCACCCCCGGGACCGGGCAACGCGGAAGTAGTCCAGGCCTCCGGTACCGCTGTTCCCATTCCGCCCGATGCCGGCAATGCCATGACCAGGTGACGACCATGCAAACCCAGGATATTGTTACGGCAGCCTTCCGCGAGCTGGTGTTGATCTGGCCGGGCCAGGCGCCCTCCACCGATCAACTCAACGACGGATTCAACGCGCTCAACCGCCTGGTTCCGAGTTGGAGCACCGACCGGTTGCTGGTCTACGCCGTGACGCAGTTTACCAACCTGCTCACCCCCAGCGAGCAAAGTTACACCATCGGGAACGGTGGCGTTTTCAATACCACGCGGCCCATCGCCATCCGCAACGCGAATATCATCACGGCTGCCGGCCGCTTCGTGTCGCGCCTCGAACTGGTGGACGAGGCTGGATTCAGCGCCAAACCGGGCCGCTCCCGGTTGGCCGCGCTGCCGTTGAAACTCTGGTATCAGGCGGCCTACCCGCTGGGCGTTCTGTGGTTCTGGCCGGTTCCCAATGCGGCGGCCACGGTGGAGCTGTTCGTGTGGACGCAACTGGCGCAGTTCGCCTCTCTGGCCGCGACCTTCGATCTGCCGCCGGGCTACGAACTGGCCATCGTCAAGAATCTGGCCGTGCTGCTGGCGCCCATGTTCGGCAGGCCGGTGACTCAGGACTTGATGCGCGATGCCATGCAGGCGAAAGCAGCCATCAGCGGGGTGAACGCGCCTCCCATCGCCGGACTGGCCGAGGAGCTGGCGGCGATGCCACAACCGGCGCAGCCGCAGCCGAATCGCGCCGCTTAAGTAAATTCCCATGGCACGCTTCCCCCTCATCGGTCCCGCCTATACTCTCGCTTCCGTCTCGGCCGACTGCCAGGATCTCGTGAACTGGTATTTGGAGGTGGACGAAACCAAGTCCGGACGTTCGCCTATCGTCATGAAGCGGACGCCGGGATTGACGGTCTTTTGCGATCTCAGCGCGCTGGGTCCGATTCGCGGCATGTGGGCGGGCGAATACCGGCTGTTTGCGGTCGCGGGAAGTTCTTTCGTGGAAGTGTTCTCCGATGGAACTTACAGCAACAATTCCGCCAAAGCCGGAGCCACCACCGTGGGGAACGACGGCAATCCGGCGACCATCCTGGCCAACGGCCTTCAGGTATTGATCGTTTCGGCGGGCAACGTATACTGCGACAGCGGCCTGGGGCCGGTCCTGATCTACTTCAACGCGGGTTCCGGGACTGTGGATACGGCCGGCACCGCCGTGAGCTGGGACAGCGGCAGCCAGTTCTTTAATTTAGAGCCGGACCAACTAATTCAAATCAACGGCGTGACGTATCAGATTCAGGCCGTCACCGACGCAACCGATATCACCCTTTACACGAGCGCCGGAGTGCAGAGCGGCGTTTCATGGCTGGGCTACGCTTGCAACGGCACTGTGCGGGTCGAGGCCTCGGGACCGCCCCCGCTCTCCGTCGTCACGCTTCTCACCGGGGACCCCTTCCCCGCGAATCTTGCCGAAGCGGCCATCAACATCAATGGGACCAACTACTCAGTCACGGCCGTCGCGGTGGACCGAAAGAGTTTAACGATCAGCAGCCGGGCCATCTCGGGTGGTCCATATCCCTACGGCGCCAACGTTCCCATCTCGGCCTTCACGGGCACCTACATCGACACGTATTTCGTGGTGGCACAGCCGGCGAGCAAGAATTTCTATATCTCCGCCAACGGAGATGGGACCACCTGGGACGCGGCCGACACGGCGCAAAAAGAAGGCTATCCCGACAATATCGCGTTTATCAAGGCCGATCACCAGCAGCTCATCATCGGCGGCGACGAATGCTCGCTCGAAGTTTGGCTGGATACCGGCGCGGCGCTGTTCCCGTTCCAGCGGAATGCTTCGCAAACCATCCATTGGGGGTGCCGGGCGCCCTGGTCCGCGGTACGCTTCGGCAACGGGATCGCCTGGATCGGTGGAGATCAGGAGCGCGGCGGCCCGTTCGTCTTTTATGCCGAGGGATCGAGCGATGTGCGCATTTCCACGCATGCTATCGAGCAGGCCTGGGCGCGGTACGCGGTGGTTTACGACGCCGTAGCCTACGCCAAAATCGAGGACGGCCACGAGATGCTGATTATCTCGTTTCCCACGGCCAACGCCACCTGGTGCTACGACCGCACGGCATCGGCGCAACTGGGCATTCCCTGCTGGCACCGGCGCAGTTCTTATAACGCGACTACCGGGAACCAGGACCGGCACCGCGCGAGCTACCACGCCTCAGTGCAGCTTGTCACCGCCGGCAAGACCCCGGCGATCCAGCCCCCGCAATCCTATGTGGGAGACTGGCAGACGTCGCCGGGGCAACCCGGCTATGGCAAGATTTATACCACCGACCCCACCATGGTCAACGATGCCGGGACGCCCATCGCGCGCGTGCGCACCGCGCCGCACGTGGGCGGACAGGATAATCTCTACACTTCTTTCGACCGCTTCGAGGCGCTCATCGACTTAGGGCCGGGGACCGGTACGCCGCCCGTTCCGCCGCCGGTTTCCCCGGCGGTGAGTTATTCCAAGGACGGGGGCCACACCTTCGTGAATCCGCAGACGCGCACCGTGTCGCCCGGGCAAGCCGATCAATGGCAGTGCCGGTTTGTGTGGCGCAGACAAGGCGAGTCGCGCACCCGCACCTACACCTTCACCATGAACGACCAGACGCAATTCACCGTGCTCGACGCCTTTTACGAGGCCGATCCGGGCAACGCCTGAAACTGACGGTAGCGTTGGTCTATCGATATGAAACAATTCCTTCTTCTATTATCGCTGGCTCTTCCTTTGTGGTCTCAGGCTACGGTCTACCTGCGTTCCAGCGGCCCGGCGTCGGTCATCGTCAACGGGGCCACGAACGCAACCCCAATCGCGATTTCTACGAACTCCCCCCACAATTTCAGTTCTGCCTGTGGTACCTCCGCGACATGTTATTGCGGCGTGTGGACTATTTCGGCGGGAACGGGCGTGAGCCCTGCAAATGGAATCCACGAGTGTCATTACGTGGACCCTACTCATCTCTCGCTCTACGACCTTACGAATACCGCCATCGCGGGCACTGGGCAGTATTGGACCGGAGGGACGATGCTGAATAATCCAAGTGGCGCATGGGTATCGCAGTTGACGCCTTTTACTCTTGGTAGCGGGCCGCTGGGTTATCTTGATGGGCCAAATGGCAACCTGATGCGGCGCGTATCGCTTGGACCACAGAACGGCATGACGACCAGCAACGGCCTTGTGGTGAGCGGCTGCCCCACAGCATGCGCAATCACCGTGGCCACTACTTACGATCCGACGACTGGCCTGTTTCCAATCGCTGCGGGGAACAGCTTCAGCGTAACCGGCACGGGCACGGCGTTGGATACTTGCGGTTCCGGGGGCGCGGCACAATCACCTTACACGGTGGTATCGGCTAGTTCTTTCGGCTGGGCGAGTGCGAGTTTCACATGCACCGGGTTGTCGAATGCAGATTACACAAACGTCAACCTCCATTGTGGCCCTGCCGCGACTCCAAACGACACCATTGGAGGCACTCAACCATGCACTCGCGTTTCCCAGATGGCTTACACCGGCAACCCGTGGTGGAATGCGCTCACGCATCAAATGGTTCACTACAGCGACTTTACTTCCTATCCATCGTATTTGATGACCTATGATGGGGGCACGGTGACGCCGGGGTCTGGGATTCTTCAGGAGTATTCACTGGCTGCGCTTCGATTCCTGGTCGATCCGGCCAGCAGCTTGTTCCTCCAGGAAACGCTCTATGCCCTCAACCACATAGAGCGTATCGGTGGCGTGAGCTTCGCACAGAACGAAGCCGCCGGAGTGTTTCGAAGCAACGAGATGTACACGGACGACTACGAGGGGCTATCGATCTTATACGACGTTGGCGCCCCTTATTGGACGGCATCCGAGAAGGCTACCGGTCTTAACAAGCTCTACAACGATCTAGACGATCCCACAGTAGCAGCCTGCTCGAAGACAAACGCGGACATGAGCACAGGGCATACTATTGTGCTCTCAAGCGGATTAGTCGCCTCCGGGACGAACGACGCTACGCACGTCCAATTGCCGGTGTCCGACCCGCACTACGGCACGGTCAATTACTATGTGAACACGGTCGTTCAACTGTCTAATGGAGGCTTTAACGCTTACAGTAACTATTCGTACGGTCTGGTAACAGCCCAGACTTCCGGCGGGGTCCTGACGGTCTCATTTTCTTCGGGCGGATACGCTCAACGCAACAACGTCACGGCCTGTACGTACACGAGCGGACTCAGCGTCACTGGTACGACAGGTCAACTATGCGCTCTTAATATGGGGAACGCTCAGGGGGCGGTGCCCCTTACTGGTGCTAACACCATAGCTGGGTCTACAACGATCGCAATTTGGCAACCCGGCAGCGGATTCGTAAGCGCTCCCACTGCCGCATCGGTGTATGGCAACAGCAGCAGCGCGTCTTGCTCTGGCTCCGCGAACGTATCGTGCTCTATTGGGACCAGTTACGCGATTTACGACACGGCGGTTGTGAGCACTACCACGCAGGGCGTTGCCGCGACGTACATATTCACTAAAACAACCAATCTGAGCAGTTACTACAATTCCGGCGACGGGATCATGGGGTATAACGGGTGGGGGAACAACTTTCACTTGTGGAATAACATGAGCTACGTCACGTCGGTGGGGTCGAATAC